TGTCACAGAAGTTCAAAAAGCACATGCCCCCGGACACTAAAGCTATCCTGCAGTGGCTGTACAACAGGTTGCCGAATCGGTGGAGGGCTGTGCAGGAGCCGCTCGAGGCAACGCAGTACACCGAGACTGTCAAGAACATCCTCGTGGCTATGAAGGAAGTTGCCGAAGGTAGTGAACCCAAGCATATTAAGGTGGCTGAAGAGGTAACAGAATGAATTACAAAGAGAAACGTGGAGCTTATCTAAACTGCGAAAAGCGTATGTTCGATGGGGTAGGGCAGTTCGAGATGCCGAAACTGGAGCCAGTACAGGTGGACCTGACCGACCCGAAGGTGATTGGCTTTAACTATGCCATCGGGGAGAGACACCCGGAAGACAAGATCGTTCATTTCTTCTTGGACGACTATCAGTTTGAGAGGGTGTGGAACGACCCAGACCGATACCTCCCGGTGCTGAACAAGTTTAAGGCGGTGCTGGCCCCGGATTTCAGTATGTATACTGACTTCCCGCTCCCGGTCCAGCTTTTCAACCAGTACAGGCGGCAGTGGTGTGGAGCCTACTGGCAGGAGCATGGAATCACCGTCATTCCAAATATATGCTGGAGCACCGAGGATAGTTTTTCTTGGTGTTTCGATGGTATTCCGAAGCGGTCTCTCGTGTGCATCTCGACCGTTGGCGGGTTCCACTCAAAGGCCGCAAAGGAAGCGTGGCTGAAGGGCTACGAGAAGTGTCTGGAGGCGCTGGAGCCGTCCGAGATTCTTCTGTTTGGAAAGGCGTTCCCAGAAATCAAGTTTGACGGCCCAATGACGGTGGTGGACAACAGTAACCTGACCCGGAAGACTACGCTTAGCCAGAAACCTGTCAATAAAGATGTTGACAATAAACAGCCTGAAGTGGTATAATTGATTGAAAGGAGATGAAACATCATGGGTAATAGGGGGTCGAGTAGTAACAAGCGGCAAATGACAGGGCGGATGCCGCTGGCAATCGAGTTATGGCTCATGAAATGACTAACGCTATGGCAGAAAGGGCCATGGATAGTTACATCGATGAGGCCGTCAGACTCGAAGGTGTTAAAAAGACGGAGAGTTGGCTTAAGCCGATGTCGGGGACCAAAAAAGACGGGTCTCCAACCAAGACTGCGTTGGAGCATGCAATGGCCAGAGTTGGCGAGGTATCAATTAAAGTACAGAACGACTTAGGAATACACATTATGTCATACAATCTGTCCGATGCTAATAAACAGCGTATGATTGAACCTATGCTCAACGCCGCCCGTAAGCGTATGCGAGGTGGTTTACGTTGATAAAAAGAGTGTTAGTGTGTGGAGGTAGTCGATGCAGACAGAGTTTCGGCTGACAGAAAAACAGGCTGAGTACATCCGGGAGGGGAACCATAGGTGGAACGTGTCCTGCGGGGCTGTCCGTTCGGGTAAGTCCTATCTCCAAATCAGCTACCTGATACCCTCGCGTATACTGGAAAGGAAAGACAAGCGAGGACTGTTGGTCTTCCTCGGGGCAACCCGGGCCAACATTGAGCGGAACATACTCCAGCCCATCCGGGACCTGTACGGAGATACTGCCGCCTCGGAAATCAACTCCCGGAACTATGCCAAGGTATTCGGGGCCAAGGTCTATTGTGTGGGTGCGGATAAGGTCAGTCAGGTGGCGAAGATCCGGGGGTCCGAGATTAGCTACTGTGCAATTGACGAGGCGCTGGATGTTAACGAGGAAGTCTTCGAGATGCTAAAGTCTAGACTTTCGCTCCCGTGGTCCTGCTGTGACATTACTACAAACCCGGGGAGGCCAACTCACTATTTCAAGCAGTTTCTCGATTCCGCTGACGATGGCGTGGATATCTACTGCCAGAATTACACCATCTATGACAATCCGTTCCTGTCTCCCGAGTACGTACGGAACCTCGAAGCCGAGTATCGGGGAACTGTCTGGTTCGATCGACTTATCCTTGGTGAGTGGACCCTCGCAGAGGGGCTGATCTTCCCTAACTTCTCCTTAGCCCTCGAGGATACCCCCGAGGATCCTGTTGCCGAATATGCCATCTCACTCGACTACGGCACGAGCAACCCCTTCGCATGCCTTCTCTGGGCCAAGAGAGGCGACGTCTGGCACGTTGACCGGGAGATGTATTACTCAGGTCGGGACACGGGGGTGCAGAAGACAGACGAGGAGTATCTGCAGGACCTGATCAAATTCGCCGCCCCTGCGATCGCACGTATAAAGGAGGCCCCTCGAGTGGTGTGGCCTTTTGAAGTGGGCGGAGATCGGATAGAAGTAATTGTCGACCCCTCTGCCGCATCCTTTATTGCTCTGCTTCGGCAGTCGGAGTTCTTCCGACCTCGTCCGGCAAATAATGACGTGGTCAATGGCCTTCGGGAGACGTTTTCTGCCATCCAGAGCGGGAAAATCAAGGTGAACAGGCAGTGCTCCAACTGGAAAATCGAGGCTCAGTCGTACGTCTGGGACCCCAACTCCGAGGAGGACAGGCCCGTTAAGGAAAACGACCACCTCATGGACGCTATGAGGTATTTTGTTAAGACCAGACGGCTGGTAAAAAAGGCGGACTAGTGGGAATCGCCGTTCGAAAGGAGACAGGACCATGTACACGTATCAGGATTTTATAAAGGACACGGAGCAGTCCGGGGAGGCATACGCTGTCCGGACGGCAATCCAGCGTCATCTGACCACGGAAATTTACAAGACTGCCAAGATCGCTGACGAGTATGACCAGCAGAGAAACCCAACTATTAACAACTATGTGAAGACCATCTTTAATTCCATGGGCGTCTCGGTGGAGGACATCACTGCCTCTAACAACCGCATCTCGAGCAACTTCTTCCATAGGCTGAACACACAGAGGTGTGCGTATTCGCTCGGGAACGGGCTTTCCTTCTCGGAACACATCGAGAAGGTGACAAGGAATGGCGTGGTGTCGCAGGTGGACACAACCAAGGAATTGCTTGGGAAGAAATTCGACACCGATGTCAAGAGAGCCGGATACAAGAGCCTCATCCATGGTGTGGCATTCGGATTTTGGAACGTGAAGAGGCTCCACGTGTTTCCGGTGACGGAATTTGCTCCCCTCTGGGATGAGGACACCGGAGCACTCCGGGCCGGGATTCGGTTCTGGCGGCTGGATGATGACAAGCCCATGATCGCAGTCCTGTACACGGAAGACGGGTACACCACGTACAAGAGCGGGAGCGGATACAACAACATGGATTTTACCACTGAGGACCAGAGGCCCAAGCCCTACCGGGTGACAATCTCCAGCGTTCCGGCAGACGGGGATGAGGTGGTTGGCGAATCCAACTACGGTATCCTGCCGATTGTGCCTCTCTGGGGATCGGACCTGCATCAATCCACACTGGTAGGAATGCGGGAGAAGATCGACTCGTTCGACCTCATTCGCTCCGGCTTTGCTAATGATCTCGAGGATGTTTCCCAGATTTACTGGATTGTGGAGAACTGTGGCGGTATGAACATGAGCGACATCATGAAACTCCGGGACCGCATGAGAATTACTCACTTCGTGGAGGCGAACACAGAAGAAGGGAAGATTACCCCCTATACGCAGGAGGTTCCGTATCAGGCCAGACAGGCCTATCTCGACTCCATCCGGGCGGGTATCTACGAGGACTTTGGAGCACTGGATGTCCACACTGTTGCCGCAGGGGCAACCAATGACCATATCGATGCCGCCTACCAGCCGATGGATGAGAATGCGGACGATTTTGAGTACCAGATTATCGAATTTGTCCAGCAGATCCTTTCCCTGATGGGTATTGAGGACACACCCATTTTCAAGCGGAACCGCATCTCCAACCAGATAGAGCAGACTCAGATGGTTATGCTGGCGGCCCAGTATCTTGATGACGAGACGGTTCTTAAGAAACTGCCTTTCATCACGGTTGACGAGGTCCCCGAGATTCTGGCGAAGAAAGATGCAGAGAGCGACAGTCTTCTCACGAACGAGGAAACTGCCGACGATGAAGGTGAAGAAGTCCCGCCCGAGGAGGAGTAATCGATGGCTAAAAATCAGGCTGACAGATACACTGATAAGAGTTTTAGCCAATTGGAGTCCCAGATCTCCCGGATGTATAAAGAAGCCCAGAAGGACATCAACCAGAAATTAGCGGATTTTACCAAGCGACACCGGGCTAAAGATCAAGAAATGAAACGAAAGTTGAAGAGGGGTGAAATTACACAGGATCAATACGACAAATGGATGATCGGACAGGTGTTTGTGGGTAACCAGTGGAAGCAGAAGAAGGAGCAAATCACTGAGTCAGTCAAACATGTCATGCAGGAGGCCTCCAATGTCTCCCGGGGCAAGGCGATCGATGTGTTTGCCGAAAACGCCAACCATACTGCCTTTGAGATCGAGAAAGACCTCGGTGCTCAGATTAATTTTGGCCTGTACGATGCCGATACGGTTTCACGCCTTATTCGGGACGAGCCGGAACTCCTACCGAGGAAGGTGGTCAAAGGTAAGAAACTGGAGGCGTGGAATCAGAAGGTAATCGCTAATTCGATCTCTCAGGGAATCATCCAAGGCGAGAGCATTGACGAGATCTCCAAGCGTATAGCCCGGGACACTTGCATCTCGGCAGGACGGTCCTCCATGCTATACGCTCGGACTGCTATCACAGGTGCACAGAATGCCGGAAGACTGGAGCGGCTCCACGAGGCCAAGGACATGGGTATCAATGTCAAGAAAAGGTGGATGGCTACGCTGGATAACCGGACACGTGATTCTCATGCTGATCTTGATGGGGAGACCGTTGATGTGGACGAGAAATTCAGTAACGGTCTCGAATACCCCGGAGATCCGAACGGGGCTGGGAGAGAGGTATACAACTGCCGCTGTACGCTGGTTTATATCTACCCTGAGTATGAACAGCACTTCGAGCGGACTGCCTACTATGAGGAAGGAGACCCGGAGTATGACCCAAAACACAGGAATTACGAGACGGTTCGGGATATGACCTACGAGCAGTGGGTGGAATACAAGCAGAACCAAATTCGAGCGAGGTACGGTGGGGAGCCGATCCCTGTGCCGGAACTGGAGGAAACCATTACACAACGTATAAAAGAAACAATCACGCCAGAACGTGATAAATTTGTTATACCAAGTTCGGTGCGAGAAAGTGTTGATGCAGAATCAGCCTCAGAGGATTGGTTTGAGTATGAAAACGCAAACGCTATGAGAGAGTATATACAGACCGGGAATATGCCAATTAGCGATCTAAACGGAGAAGAATTTGACAATGAAACTAGACAAAGACTTGCCGCTGAAGCTGAGTTGATTCAAAAAACCGGAGAAAAAACAAAAACCACATACAAAACGTTGTATCGCGGCATGGTTGTGGA